CTACCAACAAAGGCCGGAGGACCGAAAGATTCAGCACGGATATTCTCCGCGATCTGTTCTTCCGGCCACAGCCCTATGTCGGCTCGATATAAGTCGATAAGATCGGGAGAGGACGCCGTCAGAACGGACGAATACATCTTTTGATAAAAAGATGTACCGCTCGCTCTGAATGACGACCCGGGGCCGCATCTCGCATGAAGCGAGATGTTACCCCAGCTGAGAGAGCAATCAGCCCCTAGGTCACATTGAAAGAAGTCATCAAAATACTTCAGAAATGTACCTAAGGTCTGTGCCTCCCAGCTATTCAGATCCGAAATCATCGGACGCTGCCACTCATAGCAGAGAGAGTTCGATTTATCGAACTCCTGCAGGGCGACATAGTCTAATGTGGGATCTGCACGCGGGACAAACTTCGAAAGGAATTTGTCACGCATTAAGTCGATAGCGACCCTTCGTTGCTCAACCGTCGGAAGACGGATAGAGCAGTTGAGATTATAGCTATCGAAATCCCGATTTAAGGCTTGGTAAAGAGCATCTGTGTCAAATGGCAACATATGTTAGTACCTCAGTTACGACTTTCCCGAATGCGGTTACCCGCAAACGGCGCTAAGGGCGACAGTAATCGCATGAGCAGCCTTCGGTCCGAAGACCGAGGCCAGCAGTGCAATCACTACGTCCCGCGACGAAGGTTTGTTCACAAGCTCTCCTTACAGAGAGCCGGTGATCATCGAGTCAGCTAGACCGGAGGCTTGCTGGTTAAGCACGCCCACGTACGAACTGACTGCGGCGCGGATGTTAGCCGAATCGGCCACATCTGCACCAACCAGTACCGGGAAGGAAGAGCGCCAGTTGCATACTCGCGGTGCCTGACCCGTCTGGGGCAGAAGCCCTCGACGCATCAAGTACTCGTAAGTATTGTAGCCAACCTGGCGAAGAACACCAGTGACATCGACAGCATTGAGCGCCTTCAGCACAGCAGGACGCGTGAACGTAAAAGTCCACGGCTTGCTAGCTGTTGACGCGCTGTCAACGCTCGCCTGGGTTCCGCCAATTGCCGAAACGTACCACTGTTTGGAGTACGCATTCGGTGGTTGGTCTGCAACGACGCTGTAGGTAGGGCTTGTGAGGCCCGTAACAGTAGCGCCAGTCACAGGGGATGAGACAGAAATGGTCATGTAACAACCTCTTAGAGGCGATAGTGGAAGGGATAAGGTACACGGAGTTGCCGATCTCTGACCGCGTTTTGAAGTTCGCGAGCAAAGACCGGTCCCTCAGGCCGACGCGCGAGTCGTTTTGTGAGACTGCCTATAACGGGCAGCCTCCCAGCAACGAGTGCTAACGTATTCTCCAATGCCCTTTCCGATGGCTTTTGCCATTGGAGGATGGGGAACGGAAGAGACGTTACATCG